TTTCCATAAGTTCCACCTTCTCTCGGTCTACCACCTTTATCTTTCAATTCGTTTTTAAGATTTTCCAAAGATTCTTCAATATCTTCTGGTTCTTCATCTTCTGTAGCAGGGTCTGAACCCTCATCTTCAATAGAACGGAATCTAAATCTATCTTTCAAGTCATCTAACATTCTAACTCGTTGTTCATCTTGTTCACCACCACTTAACTTAAAGATGTTTTCATATACCCAATCTTTAGATAACATATTAAGAGCTTGAATATCTTGTGCTAATCTTACTTTTTCTGACCAAAGGTTTACTTTTTCTTGTTCGTAAATTGTAGATGGATTAACTAATCCTAATTCAAAGTTAGTCATTTCAGAATCAGTAATACCTTGTGCATATAAATGAACAATTGCAATCTTAGTTAATTCTGAAACTACTGTTCTTTGAATTCTTTCAATTGTTCTTGCAAATCTAACATCTTCAGCAGCTAAGGTAGCTTTACCATTTATATTTTCTTCATATCCCAAATATGCCTTTGGAATTTTAAGAGCTGCGAACATTTTGTTCTTTAAGTAATCAATATCTTCGATTGTTGCGTACTCTAAACCTGCAAGGTTATCAATCGATGTTCCACTATCACCACCCCTAACTGGTAAGAAGAAATCTTCAGTTAGGTTTTGCATATTGTACTTTAAGTTGTAATCACCAGTATTTCTATCAACAAAAGGAACTTTCTTCATCTTGTTGATGATTCTCTGCATATAGTTATCCACTTCTGTTGGTGGGATATTACCAATATCAATTTTGAAAACTCTTTTTTCTGGTGCTCTCATGATTCTATGAATTAACATAGCATCTTCCATTAGAGATAATTGTTTCCACAATCTTCTTCCATTCTCAATCATAGATTTACCATAAGGTAACCAGTTAGTATCCGCTAACAATCTAAAGTGAGCGATTTCAAAGTTTTCATATTCTTCTTTACCATTCGGGTCCTCAGTAATTTTAAACTTTACTGAGTTTGGGTTTGATGGGTCGGTTCTTTCTAAACGTTCTGTATTATAAACTGAATGAGGTGTAACATTCACAACACCCCTACCTTCTGCAACTTCTAAACCTAAGAAGAAATCTCCATACTTACACATATTTCTTACCCATGGCCATAAGTTGAATTCAACATTAAGAACATCATAAAATAAGTTTGTAAGTAAATCTTGTACTTTTTGATTATCTGAATGAACCAAGAGAGTATCACCAAATTCATTCTTTAGTGTTGATTCATCTGCGTATATATCGAGTGCTGATGCTAATATTGGGTCATTATCCATTGCATCATAATCACGAAAAACTTCTCTACGAACTTGTTGGTATGCCATTGATTGAGCACCACCAGCCTGTTCGAAGAAAGATTTCTGTAATTTAGTGTATCTATCTCGCAACGATGATAGATTCGTTTGTTGTCTTTCATCAGTATCAACTACTCGTCTCTTACCTTCGTTATCAACAGTAACAACTGCTTGAGTACGAAAGAGTTTCGTTAATCTACCAAAAAATGAAGTATCTGCCATTTTATTCCTAATTTAAATTATAACCTTTATTGTTTTGTTTTTACCACTTTCTGCATGACCAGTATCTAGCCTTGTGTCTTGGACCAGGTGAATCACAATTGTGTCTTGCTCTAAATGCTTTTCTTGCATCTGGATTATTCTTACGAATTTTCATTGTCTTTTCATTTCCCTTACCTTTGTGACCAAAGTTTACTTTTACTACATTACCTTCGGGATTTTTAACATATACTTTGAACTTTTTAACATCACCTTGCATTGGTTTACCAAGTTTAACTTTTCTTCCTTGGTATTCGGCTTCGTTAATATCTGATTTATACGATTCCATGAATTCTTTAAACTCCTTAATATCGTGATAGTTTTCTACGAAGTACTCGTTACAATAAGATTCGTTTTCATTAAGTAATTCTTTCATTGAAATCATAATATTTTCTCCTTATACTATAAATATAGATTTATTTAATTAACCAAGTTAAGTCCTCATCTTTATCACCAACTCTCATGGACCATGGATTTTCTTCAAGTGAGGTGTTTCCACCAAATCCCATTCCAGTAACATCTAAAGAGTGTGCTCCAATACCACCCAATGCTTGTTTAGTTAAATCAATTCCTTCTTGTCTTAATCTCAAAGCAGTATCCCTAACCCACAATCCGATTGATAATGACATTGTTAAATCATCATTATAACCACTCATTGCTTCTGCTCTATTTCCTTTCCATATAAAGGTAAACAATTCATCGATTAATCGTGTTGAACGAACTGTTACTGATTTATCTCTAAAGTAATCATCCAACTTTGATATAATCAAAGGTCGAGTTTTAGAAGTTGTCGAAAATCCAGCAACCATACCTCGTTCCTCGGCACGGTATCTATTTGATAGTTGATGTTCAACATCTACATATTTTAAATCCTTACTCATATAGAATAAGTTCGGATAACCCCTATCAATTACTTGTTGTATAACTGCCCATCCAATGTTTGCATTTTCAATCACAAGTAATGCTTGATTATAATCTGTTGCAAGTGATACAAGGAAGTTTCCAAAATCCTTTGTATCTAATTTACCTTTATATTCGGCAACTTGAGTTGCTTCTTCTACATCTATTACATGACATGCCGAATAATCCGAAGAATCCCCTCGAGCAACATCGGCTACAACCATATAAGATTTATTGTAGTTTGGATATTCCCATTTCCAAAGGTTTCCATCAAATCCTGTCTTTTCCATTGGTTCTTGACAAAATGATTCTTTGTAAAACATAAGGAGCTGTGGGTCAATTACAGTATCACCAGAAGAAACAAAATCACAATCACATTCTTGTGCTGCTCCTTTTGGTCCTAATAATGTTTCCTGTTCATCTCTCCAATCTTGGTCTCTTTCAGGATGAACTGACCAATGTAAACGAATTGTATTAAATCCATTTTCTTCTTCTTCTGCACCTACCCAAGTTTTGTGAAAGAAATTTCCGACACCATTAGGTGTAGAAAGAATAATTGCATTACCACCAGTAGATAAGGTAGATTGAGCTGATACCCAAATATCCTCAATCTTATCAATAAAAGCAGCCTCATCGAATACTAAAAGGGATAGTGCTTCAGAACGACCAGCATCTCCAGCAGCTGAAGTTGCTTTTATCTGAGAACCATTCGAGTATCTTAAGGATAGTTTGTTATCTTCTACTGTTGTTTGTTTTAACCATGATGGTAAGTACTGATTCATTACACGAACCTTCGTTACAAGGTTCTTAGCAACTTCTTGTTTAGTTGCAATAACTAATACATTAAAATCTTGATTGAACAACATTTTCCATAAAGCAAATCCTGCAGTTAAGGTTGAGATACCTGTTTGTCGAGATTTAAGGATAATGTTATATCTATGTTTATCGAATTGGTCTAAAGTTCTTTCTTGGAATTGGTATAAGTGAAAAGGAATCTTACCTCGAACAGGATGTTGAATCATACAATACTTCTTCATGAAGTATATTGGGTCTGATGCACATTTCTGATATTCAAGTTTAATTATATCCTTTAAACTTTGTTTAGCCATTTTTATTTTTTACCTATTTTCCAATATAAAGATGTTCCAACGAATGGTTTGTATTCACCTGCCTGATTTGATAAACCTATGTTTAATCCATAGATGTTCATCTTCTTAGTTTTTAACAAACCATTAACACTTAAGTTACCAAATCCATTTGTTTGGTCAACTCCTACTCCGAAACCATAATAAAATTCGTTTTTCGGTAACTCTTTTACAATTGTAGTATTGTAAACAGTTGGAATTCTGAAGAACCAATCAATTTCTCTTGATTCGATTCTATTTTGTGAAATAACATCAGTAAGAATACCAAATCCTAAACTACTATCTGGTTTTGCTCCTAATGAATCTGTTACTTCTGTTGGGAACTCATAAGTTAAGTTCAATGTATCTTTTACTGTTATTTTAGAGAAGTAATCTTTGATAATTGCAAGTGAATCTACATCTGCTGGTATCTCTACTTCTTTAATTACTTCTTTTGTAATATATTTAGGTACATACTTTGTTACTTTTACTTCTTTTTCAACAAATACTGTATCAACTTCTTGTTTTAATAACTCGTAATCTTTACCATCTACTTTTACAATTTCTTTATCTTCAAAATCAGTTCCACATCCTCTCATTAAGAAGATAACTCCTATTAATAATAGAATTAATAATTCTTTCCATCTTTTAGAAAGTAAATTAAATATAATGCTCATAATTTTTTTCTTTCAATATAGAAAAAGCAATATTTCGTTTTTCTTCTAATTCTTTAATTTCATTTTCACCATAATTAATCATCTCTTGAATTTCTGATTTGGTTTCTTCAACTGATTTTGGTAAATTCCATCTTTCAGATGTTCCATCTTCATTCACATATTCATAATATGGTTTAACCTCAGCAATAGATTGTTTTAATTCTTCTAATTTTTGTTTTCCATAAACAATCATATTAGTCCAAACCTTATAATCTTGGTATTCTTTCCAAACACCGTCTGTTTTAAGTTTTGTTTCTCTTTCTGCAGTACAATTTATACAAAATCCACCTTTTGTAATTAATTTTAAGTCTTTTTCACTTTTTTTAATTGTTTTACATTCTGGATTCTTACATTTAGATTTTTCTTCAAGATATTTTCTAATTTCTTGTAGTGCTTCTGAGTTTTTACCTGTTTTTAAGATATAACCCTCTTTTTGTTCATATTTGTTATGTTCATCTTCCCACACATCACCAACTTTGTGAGTTTCTTTAGCTTTTGTGTATCCGACAAGAGTATTTTTATCATACTCACCAGTTTGAACCATATCTACCAACTTTCTACGAGTTGGGTGCATATATTTTCTTTTGAATTCCTTACCCATTGTTATATATTAGGTTATATTATTGTATATAAATATATAATAATTAAAAAACCGATATTTTTAGAAGAAAATACCAAGGATTTGGTTTACAGAAGCAAATGTACCTGTAAGTTTAAAAGTATTTCCTTTATACAAGAACACAATACCTTCATTCGGTACAATTTTCTTAGAACCACCAATAGAATTTAATCTACCAAGTTCTAATTTAAGTTTTTCTATCTTTTTAGGGTCACCTGATTTCTTAACATCTTTAATTGTTTGGTCAATTCTCTTTTTCATATCACGAACTGCTCCATCAGCGTTAACTGTTAGTGCTGATGAAGTGAATTCTAACACCTCTGCACCAAGACCAAGGAAAATCTGTTCAAACTTCATTAAATTTTGTTTAGAAATTTTCTTTTGGTCCTCTTTATCTATTTTTTTAGCCCATTCTAATGTTTTTTCATCAGTAATGTTCTTTTTATCTAATCTAAATCCTTTATCCATGAACGCCCATCTCTTAACTAACCCCATTTTGGTTTTGTTATCAAGTGTTGATGGTGAATTCTTATCAACCCATTGTTCCCACCACGCTTGGTGATAGTTTGCAACCCCATCAGTATCTTTTAAACTAAATTCTTTTTGTAGTTTAGATATCTGTGATGAATATTTTGCTCTTTTTTTAGAAAGGTCTTGTGATTTTGGTAATTTTACGATAGGAGGTCCTTGAATAGTGTAATTATCTTGTACATCTTTGTTAACTTGTTTAATCATACCAGCTAATACTCTAGCAGCTTCACCATTTTCACCTATTGCAACACCTTCCATGTTGAATTCCATAGTACCATGGAACACAAGTAACGCTTGACCATAAGGAATAACGTTTACTGATGTTGGGTATATCACTTCAAGGTTCATAAAACAAGCACCTTGTTTAAAAATCTTATCTCTTTGTTTATCCGATAGGGATTTGATAGCATTTGAAAGGTCTTTCATAGCATAATTGTATGCATCACTCAATCCACCTCTACCTTGGAACTTATCTGATACCCCTTTGATATCTAAAGCGTTTTCACCTCTGTTCTTTAGGTGTCCTTTGTTTCTCGCTGCTACTAACCTACCATCTCTCCATGAAATAGCTAGTGCTTGACCATCTGTTTTCTCTCGTGTGAACTCTAATGTACCTTCGAGTGCACGATTTACGATATCTTTCAATTGTCCAAAGGTTAAATTGATATCAGTATCAAATGGATGAGACATATGTCCATACGCACCACCCTCTTGAAGTAATTTGGATTCATTTATGTTTTCTTTGATTAGTTGTTGTGGTGTTTTTATGTTTGGTAAAAACATTTCAACCAATTTATTATCAATATCACTTATTAACTGGTCTATTTCATTCATAAACTTTTCCTTTTCTTTATTTTTAATCCATAATCCTATTTCAGGTCCTTTGATATCTGATGGTACATCTTTTCCACCAACGGATAAATTAAAGTTTACAAACTTTTTCATATCCTTTCCAATCAATTTACCAAATTTAAGGATTTGGTCATCCGATAAAGATGTTTTTTCTTGTAGTTTCTTAAATACTACAACTTCTTCTGGTTGGAAGTGTTGTAATGATACTAAAAATACGATATTATTTTTTTCATCATTTGAATAAGTTAATTTATTCAATTGTTTTCCTAATACGGAAGGACTATTTTTCTTAAATAGTGATGCAAGAAATAAAATATAATCATTATCGTTAATATAAGGTTTAGATATTTTAAGATTTGGGAAAATTAATGAAGTAAATCCAATCTTATCATTCAACTCCATATACTTTTTAGTATCTTTAGCTGATTTGATTGATTTTATAACCTCATCTCTAACTCTTTCAAATGAAACTCCTTTAAGTGATGGGTCTTTTTGTAAAGCATCAAGTAATTCTTTATCTAAGTTACCACCCAATCTAGCTTGGAATCTTAAAGCTCTTAGTTTTCTTAACGGGTCCTCATCAAATCTTTCTTCTGCCTTACCAACTGTTCTAATATTTTTCTTTTTAAGGTCTGCAATACCACCAACTAAATCTACAATCTCTTTTTTATCAATATCATAGAACAATGCATTGATAGTTAAATCTCTTCTTCGTACATCACCCTCGATATCTGTATAATCAACAGATGAAGGTCTCCTACCTTTACCAATATCTTTTCTAAATGTTGCAATTTCATGTCCACCAACCATTACAACTCCGAATGATTTACCAACCTCAACAGTTTTCATTCCTAAATCCTTAGCAATCTTTAAAACCTCATCTGGTTTTGCATCTGTTGCTAAATCAAAGTCCTTTGGTGATTTACCAAGTATAGCATCTCTTACTGCCCCACCCACTACATAAAGTTTCTTACCATTCTTTTTAAATCCTTTTTGAATTTTAAGAATATCTGATGGAATTCGTAATTTTAAAGTAGATTCATTCAATCCACCTCTATCGTGTTTGGAGAATTTACCTAATTTACCAAAAGAAGGATGTGATTTTAAATCTGCCTGTTTCTTTGGTCTCATATCAGATAATTGTTTGTATCTCATATGATTTTTAACAATAAAATGTACCGTATCAGTATTACCACCAACTGATTCAATCCACTTCTTGTACTTCTTTACTAATTCTGCAGATACTTTCTCATGCCCAAAGTGTGTAATGTGTCCTTTCTTTGGATGAATACCAGCAGTTTCATCTTTTCCTATATCGTGAAACATTGATGCTATTGCAATGTCAATATCATCATCTTTAATTGAACGATTAACAACTGTGATTGTGTGTTTAAGTACATTCCCTTCTGGATGTTTATCTACTCTCTGTCCAAAGTTCTTTAGATTGTAAACTCTCTTTTGTAAATCAGAAGGCATCTTTTTAAATAGTGATTTGAAATCGGTGATTCCCATTTCTTTCAAACCTTCTGTGATTGGTTCGTATTGATACTCTTGATTTGAATCTGTATTACTTCTTTGTTTCTGAACTCTCTTTTCTATCTTTTTTAAATCATCTTTAGATGGATATCCCATACGAACACCACTTTGACCAGTACCAACTCCCACTTCGAAGGCTAAGACGGGATTGGATGTCTTAAAATCATCTTTTCTCATCACCGTTTTTGCAATAATTTGATTTGTTTGTTTAACAAATGGTATGTTTATATCGGTTCTTTTATCTTTTACAACAATTTGTTGGTATTTTTCTAAGAATTCCTTAAATTTTTTCTTAAATCTTGATAACCTTTTAAAAAAACCTGTTAATTCTGCATCAGAAATCTCTTTTCCATTACGAGGGTCGTTCAATCTATCGAAAAAATGTTTTGTAAACTCAATATCATCTGGTGATAATTGTTTCTCAGCGTATTTTTCAATCTTATTAAGAGTTGATTTAGACATTTCGTTGGTTTCACCACTAAATTTTTGTGCTTCTGTATCTCTTAATTGTGGTAAGAACTTAAACCTTGCTCTTTTTAGAACTCTTTTCTTTTTTCTAAGAACATTTCGATGAACTACTTTAGCTTGTTGAATAGTTAAGTCAGATTTTGATTTACCTGGAAATAATTCTTCCATAAATTCTTTGTAAACTTCAAGGTATGCTTTTTTGTAAGCAATCTTTTTAAGTTTATCAATATCTTTTCGTCTCATCATTGTTCGTTTTCTTCTTCTTGCAATTTGAGCTCGTTTACCAGCCATTGCTGCTTTTCTTCTAAGTAAATCTGCTGGTCTAAGCTTACCTTTACTTCTTTCATCGATATCTACATCTTCAGATAATCCCATTTTCTCTTGCCAAGAATCAAATGCATCATAATCATATTCTTGTTGTTGTGAATCCCATCCACATGAATGACACAAATACTTCTCAATATCATCAGATTCGATTTCCCATTGATGATTACATTTTTCACATTTTACTGCAGTTCCTGCAATCTCTGCAACGAAACCTTCTTTCATCAATCTAAAAGTTACTACTTTTTTACCATTGATAGTTGGCATTCCATGTTCATCTTTACCAATTGATTTAACAACTACTTTTTTATTCTTAAATCTACCTGTTAAAATTGTATCACCCACTTCAACTGGTAATACAATAGCTTCGTTTAATGAGTTTTCGTATTCCTCTTGTGATTTTTTATCTGCCGAAGCTTCTTTACCCGATTGT